GTAATTTCTATCATTATGCTGGTCAAACCGGTATGGGTCCGTATACCGGAACTATTAACCGTAACTACTTGAGGTTTATTCGATAATGGAATACGATCCCTTAGAAGAAATTACAATGCCAGACCTTGCCGAAGGTCTGCAACAGGCTTTACAGCCTGAAACTGAACAAATTGATCCTGAGGAAGTTGAAGAATCTCAAGGGTTTGATGCTGCTGAAATCTCTGAAGGACTGTCTAAACTGTATCCAGAAGTAGAGGCAACTGACGAACCTCCTGCACAACTTACGCAAACTCAACCTGCTGGTCCTACTGAGCAAGAGAAGTTGCGTGAGGAAATGTATCTTAAAGATCCTACTACTGAAAGTGGTAAGAACGAGTCGGTAGGTTTCTTTGACACCACGATGGATATTCTTGGTGCTCCGGGAAGAGGTCTAAACGATTACTTTGCAGACGAGATTAACAAGCTTCCTGGTGTTAATCTTCGTAAAGCACCTCAGTATGAGAACGGTGTTGCTCAAAGCATCCGTGATCTCAGCTCTATGATCCTTCCGTTCCTGATGCTCCGTAAAGGAGCTAAGATGGGTGTCGGAGCAGCTACCTCCCGTGGTCCTGCTGCTTCTGTTGCTAAACGTTTTCCTAGCACCTCACGTGCTGGTAAGTGGATGGCAGAACTAGGCGTTGACACTGGTGTCGGTGCCTACGTTGACTCTACTAACAAGCTGAATGCTGTTGACGATAACCTTGCTGGTTATTTTAAAAAGAATTGGCCTCAAACTTACCGTTGGATTCCTAGCGACTGGGCAACCCTTGACGGTGAATCACCTGACGTCTGGGCAGAAAAGAATAGAAACGAAGGTATCATGCTGGGCATGGGATCTAGTTTTCTTGAAGCCTTTGTTAAATTAGGTCGGGCTATCCGTGGTACCCGTTCTGTTACCGATTACGTCTTTAAGGATGAGTCTGCTGCTAAGGCATTTGCCCGTGCAGAAGAAACTGATCCACAAGAGTTTATGGCTAACATGGATGCTGCTGCAGCTAAGACTGAGCAAGCATTGGATGAAATCGGTCAACTTGCCTTGACTAAGAACCCTATGCCAGAAGAGGCTACAAAAGGCGTGCACGACGTTTTCCATCCTGATGAGGTGGGAGTGCGTAGCGTGGATGACATGGGTGTTGTAGGGGCTTCTGTAGACCAGGTGCGTATTCAAAACAATGCTGGTACTGTTCACGGCAGGCTTCGTAGCATGGTGTCTGAAGCTGCACTTAAATACGGCTTAGAAGCAGACCAACTGCCTAAGCGTACCATCATTGAAGCAGTCCAAGAACAGATTCGTAAAGCCGGTGAGTATGATGCTTTCCTGCCTGACGGTGCTAAGATTGGTTTTGATGAGATCGACGCTGCGGGTACACGTATTGCTGAACTGCTGACTGACCCACAAGCTGATCCTGGTTGGCTCCGACTCATGATGAATGAGTTCAAAGAAGAGTACACCAGGCTCGGTAAAAAGACAGCTGTACTGACTGATGAAGGTGTTAATGCTGGCATGAAAGCTATCAAGAAATATCTTGATGAGTATGTCAACATGGATGCTGAAAAGGCACGTGCATATCTTGTTAATTCTTTGGCTGGTCAGGTTTCTGACATTGCTGAGCAGGCACGTAACATGGAAGGCACTCTTGCAGTCCAACAGGCTCAAGAGCGTATTTTTGACCGTCTGACCTATCTCGTCATGGAGACTGGTCTTGCTAAGAAAATGCGTGGTCAAAAGCTAAACTTCCTTAACACTTGGAAGCGTAATCCTAATAGCCCTGAAGCTGTTGCTGACGCTGCCCGTGAAGCTGCTAAAACAGCAGGGGATATGCAACAAGAGGCTGCTGACGAAGCACTTGCTTTCATTCAAACTTTGAAAGCTGTTGCTGATGAGCGTCCTGAGTTCTTCGATCCGCTGCGACTGGCTTATGAGTTCTCTGATGGTGACATTAACACCATGGGTAAACTCAACGAGTATATCAAAGAAAGCCTGCCTGCTATTCAAAAAGCAGTGTACGACAAGCGTCCTGACATCCCCAACGCTATTGTTCAGGGATTGTATGCTAACTACTATAATTCTATCCTGACTTCCGCTTCTACGCCTATGAAGGCGTTGTTCGGTAACCTTGGCGGTATGATCGCCAAGCCTGTTGCTCACCTTGGCGGTGCTGCAATCGGTCTAGATGCACGTCAAATAAAGCGTGGTTGGGTTGCCTACAGCTCTGTGCTGGACTCCTTTATGAAAGGCACTAAGCACATGGGCAAGGTGTTTACCATGGCATCCAAAGATCCTAACAGCGTCAGCTATATGGTCCGTGACGACCTGGCTGTACGTAACGAAGAGTCTATGGAACTGCTCCGCTCGTTTGCTGAAGCAGCGTCTGCACGTGGTGAGGATGGTCCTGCAGCTCTGTTAGAGATTGCAGAAACTCTCAACGATCTTGGTAACAACCCTATCCTTAGGTTTGGTGCTAACGCTATGTCTGCGTTCGACGGTTTTACCCGTGCTGTCATGGCTAATGGTCGTGCACGGATGTTGGCATACGACGAGTTTGTTGACGAAGGTATCAAACCAACTAAAGAAGTTTTCCAAGCTAAAGCAAAGGAATACTACGACTCTATGTTTAACAGCAAGGGTCTGATCAAAAATGATTACGTTGACTACGCTACCAGTGAGATTGCACTAAACCTTGACACTCCACGTGTCCGGTCGTTTACCAATCTTATTAAGGCTAACCCTTGGATGAAACCATTTGTACTGTTCCCTAAGACCAGTGCTAACGTTGTGTCCACTTTCGGTACTTACAGTCCAATCACCATGTTTATGGATGATTACAAAAAGATTGTAATGAATACACCAATGTCTGGGTTTACTGCCGACGAACTAGACAAACTGATGACTCCTCGTGGTCTCAAGCCTACCCAGGCTGAGTTTGACGGTTTGCGTGCAGAACTACGTGGTAAAAAAGCTATTGGTACTGCTGCTATTTTCAGTGCCTTTGGTTTGTGGCAAGCTGGTAGGATTCGTGGCAACGGTCACTATGATCCTAATCGTCAACGTGTTCGTCAAGAACTTGGTTACGAAAAGAAGACCTACATGGATGATGATGGTAATTGGCACAGCTACGACTGGCTTGGTCCGGTCGGTGACTGGCTGGCATTTACTGTTGACGTCATGGATAACTTTACCAGCATCTCTGAACCTGACAAGTTCCTTAACAAGGCTACCTTTGTCTTGGGTGCGGCTTTAACTAGCCGAGATATGTTTGCTGGTTTGGAGCCTATGTTTGACGTGGTACGTGGGGACGCAGGTGCACAGACCCGTTGGGCTGGTAACTTCCTGAGCCCTATGGCACCGTTGCATGGTGTTCGTCGTGACCTTGGTCGTATCATTTCTCCTGGTCTTAAAGTTGTTGATAACGAACTAAGTGCACATATTCGTAACAAGAACGGTGTTGCCGATCTTGTAGATCCTGAAGGTGCACTGCCTCAGCTTCACGATTGGATGTATGGTGATAAGGTAGGCTACGCAGAAAACCCGTACATTCGGGCTTGGAATGCAGTTATGCCTATGAAAATCTACGAAGGTCGTGAGCGCCCTGAAGCTGATTTCTTAATGAAGATTGAGTACGACACTCGTCCTGTGTTCAACGTGGCTGACAACGGTGTGAAATACACAGCGGAAGAAAAAGCCAAGTTGTTTGAAATCATGGGTAAAGATGGCTACTTTAAAGAGCGTGTTGCTTATTACATGAATCTTTATGACGCTGATGAGTGGCGTGATACCATTCACGGTTTGCGTATGAAAGATGGTAAAGATGTCGATCCTAAGCTGTTTGACAACCTGTACATCAACATTGACGCAGCTGCTACTGAAGCCAAAAAACTTGCAGAACTGAGGCTGCCTCTCGAAATGCAAGAGGATATCAACACCCGTATCTACCAGACTGGTAGGAACAAAGCAGCACAACGTATGGGGCAAGCACCTCCGTACACCATTGAAACAATGGCAAAATAACCACCCGTAACCTAAACATTAAAATGTGTAATGGCTACAACTGAAGTATTTTACAACGGTGACGGTTCCGACCTCACCTTTACAATCCCATTTGAATATCTAGAGGAATCCGACGTCAAAGTTTCTGTCGGAGGTACCTTAAAAACTCAAGACACTGATTACACGTTTTCAACTCTAACTGAAATTACGTTTACTACTGCTCCTCCGAGTGGTACTAATAACGTACGAATTTTTAGGGATACGGATATTGACAGTGGAGTCCGCAACGAATTTTTTGCGGGCTCTGCCATCCGTGCTCAGGATCTTAATGATGATTTCCTGCAGGTCTTGTACTCTGCACAGGAAATTGAAGACCAGTATGTAACTAAAACCGACGGTGAGTTTGATACCAACGTCGATATGAATGACAACCGGATCACCGAAATGGCTGATCCTGTTAACGCTAAAGATGCTGTTAACAAACAGTATTTTGAAGCAAACAGCTGGGATGACGAAACTGAAACTATCCACAGCAACGAGACTTGGAGCGCTGTTGACAGTCAGATTGCAACCACGGCTTCGATTGAAAACCGTGTTACTGCAAAGATTGACGACGCTATCACCAACGACATTGGTACCGATGGTACTGGTATCACTGTAAGCGATGATGGTGATGGTACCATTACCCTTGGTCTTGCACAAAATACTATTGATTTTGATCGGATTAAAAACACCGACATTATCACTCAAGCTGAGCAAGATGCAGGTACTCCTGCTGCAGCGGACTCTAACGTCTTTACTGCTCTAGGTGCTGCTCGTCGTTTTGACACTCTTGTACAGACTGGTACGCCTAGCGGATCTGATTGGGAAACCGGTAAGACTTGGTATCAAAATGATGCAGACAAAGCTGTTTACATCTGGGACGGCAACAGCTGGGAAACTGTCACTTCTGGTGGTGCCTTCACTCGTCTTGATCAAGTCATTTATGTTGACGCTACTAACGGTGATGACAACAATAATGGTCACCGTATTAGTACTCCTAAGAAAACCATCAAGTCTGCGTTGGCTGCTATCAACGCCGACGCTACTTA